CAGTTTTGATTAGGCGTGGAGTGTTGACGTACTGGATAAACAATGAGATTGCCTGCTTGGCAGTTTTTTCTACGGCTGCTTCAATGCTGGCAAAGATGGTAGTTAGGTAGGCGTCGTCGCGTTCCTGTAAGTAGTTGATTGCGGTTGCTGCGGTTACACCACCTGATTGTCCACGTGAGACTTGGTGCTGACCTGATAGGTCTTCAAAGTCTGATTCCAACTGCTGCACTTCTTGGAGCACATAGTTTGGTAGTGGCTGAATTGGAACAGGCTGTGGCATTGCGAAACCTGGGCGTACTGGAATCCATAGACCTGCTTTTGCTGAGAGCTTGCGTGGGTCTACTGCACCTTCGTGGTACATCATCTGAGGCTTAGCCATAAGGTTCTTTGCCTGAATGATTTGTGAACGGGTGCGGTTCAGTTCGCGCTGGATTGGGATTAGGTTCTTGATTACTGAACGGCGGTAGAACTTGCCGGTAGGAATCGAGTAAGCGTGTGCGAACGGGTATGACTTGTGAGAGTAAGGGATACCGTTCTCTGCGAACTGAACAATTTCGTTGTCTACGATGGTGATTAGACCACCCTTTGGAAGGTATGGGCAACCGTTTGGCTTAGCCCACATTTCAATAACGAGTACAGCGTCAGGCTTTGCAGTGTTCCCACCCTTGACGTCCATCATGGTTGCGTCCATGATTTCGGTTGCTGAAACCTTTGATGGTACGAAGTCCTTTGGTAGAACACCACCGAAGGTGCTCTTTACCCAGTTCTCAGACTTGGTGTAAACATTGAAAAGGTATGGCTGGTTCTCAATGTTTTCTTCTGCAAGGTCTGGAACGAACAGGTGGAATGGTGAAACAACTTCGAATGCTACGTCGCCGCGTGAAGTTTCCTTCTGGATGATTTTGCGCTCACCAGTGTAAGGGTCTTCGGTTGGGGTTGGGGTGATTTCGCGAGCCGAAGGGTCCCAGTAGGTTTTAGTGAAAACGTTACCGCAGACGGCACGCCAAAACTCAGACTTCTGTAGCACGTCGGTCTGGAAGTTTGCTTTGTCGTACATTGCTTGCCAAACCTGTTCGGCAGCAGTTGCAGCCATAAGGTCATCATCGTCGTTTGATGCTGGTACAACAGTTGCTGATGGGTGACCTGATGAAGTCTTAGCAATTTCGGTGCGAATGATTGGTTCAATTTTGTTTACAACAATGCGTGGGGTGCCTGCAGGGTTTGGGGTTTCAACTAGCTGCTTTGGTGCACCCTTTACAACCTCAGTCCAATCACGGTACTGGGTGCCGTTGTAGAACGCCAACTGAAGGTACCAGTCTTGCTCTTCCATTTTGCGAGCCTGCTTGGCTTTTTCATACTCAGACTTAACCCAAGCGACAAGCTTCTTAGCTTCATCCTTGCGCTTGAACTGGTTGAGTAGGCTGTCGTCAGCCATCTCACCTTCACTGGTTGCGCCAGCAATGTACTGACCGGTCTTGCCGTCAAAGTATTGTTCGTTTGCCATAAGCCTATTCCGAATCAGTTATAAGTATCAAAGACGGCAGAGAGTGCGCGTTCAGCTTCTTCAAGCTCCAGCTCTTCGCCAGTCTTATAAAGTCCAGTATAGCCAGAATCTTCAGGATAAGCAGGTGCAACAGTCACGGCTTGTAACTGTTGAAACGCCATTGGTTCTTTACTAGCTAGCAGGTTTGAGAGGTGCAGTACCGCTTCGCTTTGTAGTTCTGCCGATTTCAACAGGTTGTGCGACTGGTAGTTCAGGCTTCTCGTCATCCTGTGCACTAGAAACGCTGTCGCTGTAAGAAACAGCAAAGATAAAGTCAGTAACGCTACTACGAATTCCATTGATAAGTTCCTCTACGTGGTCTGGTACTTTTGCAAGTTCTCTTTCGTGGGCTTCAACATCCATTTTTAGGAAGTCAATTTCAGCCTCTAGTGGTTCTTTGTCAGCCCAGCCAATGAAGATGGCTAGTTCTTTGATGCAGGTTTCACAGATTTGTGCTTCGCCACCTGCGACAAGTTCGCGGGTTAGTCCGAAGATGCGCTTGTTTGCACCGCATGATACGCATGATGATGGGAAAGGTCCGCCGTTTTCGTAAAAATTAAAGTGTCTCATTCTTTATCCTTCTAGTTCACTAATTGATGACGCTCCGCGCCATTCTTGACCCCAAGGGTCAGGTTCATCATACTCAGTAAATTTGGTTGTTGCACCGAACTGTTCACGGAAAACAGAATGGAATGCTTGACTTTGACCTTCTGCAGAGAACTCTGCAGGTGTTAGGTCTGGCATGAAAGTCATCGCATATTTCAATGCGTCGTAGCAGTGGTTGTCTTTGTCGCGGATTTCTTCTAGCTTGTTTTTCATTTCAGCAACCTTTGGTGAGGCGTGCTTTTTCCATTTTAGTTTAGGGATTTCAGCGATAAGTTCTGGGCAGTCATCCGTGAACATAAGGTATGGCTTGTTTGTTTTTGGGTTGACTTTCATATACTGCTGGATGCGTTCCAAACCGATACGTCGGTCATTTGGAATTTGGTCTACCGCAATGTAGATGCCATGCTTGGCGTACTCTTGCTGGATTGAGGTTCCGGTGTGCTCTTTTGTTTGTTTGATTGCCGGGTCTCCGGTAGTAAGGTAAAGTTCCGCACCTGACTCTCGTAGAATTTTCTTCGTCCGAGCATTAACTTCTTTGGAGTGGTAGTCAACATTCTCTCTCGCTTTGTGGTATTCGTCGAAGACGATAATAGTTCCATCTTTGTCAACTGCCATCCACAACCAGACGGTGGGGTTGGTGTATCCGCTATCCATTGTTCGAATAATTCGATGCTTGCCAGTGGGTTTGAACTGTCCTTTAGGAATACAGTGTGTGAGAGGACTGAATTCTGGAAAGACTGCACCGCCAAGATGGACGTATTGTCCGTTGCGTCGGATGAGTTGCTCTTCTGGTGTAAGTGATTCCATATAACGCGCAATGGCTTCTCTAGAGAGCGTTGGGTTATCGTCCATAGTTGCTTCAACGATTCCAATGTCTTTAGTTCCTTCTTGTGCTGGGATGTATACGTCTTCGAGAATCCATTCCATACCTTGGACTGGGGTTTGTGACATCCACCAGTCGCCGTCAGTATCGATGAGACGTGCGAGACATTCTTGCCAAACGCTTTTCGGGCATTCTTCGTCAAAGTGAACGAAGTGTCGGGATGAACCTGCGAACTTGTCTAGGTCTTGGTCTTGCGACATAAACTCTACGAAGCTGCCGTTGTTTAGTGTGAGTACATGACGCTCACGGCTATAGGAGTCTTCCCATGAACCGTTAACTAGGTATTTCTTTGGTAGCCATTGCTTCCAAAGTGGGAGGATAATCTTATCCACACCGTTTAGGAAGTCAACTGCAACAACTCGTCCACGTACTGGTTCATCTGGCATTGTACGGAACGGGTGAGTTTTGGTAACCCAGTAAATTCCTTCAATGGTTGAACCCAAGGATTTACCTGAACGGTTACCACCAATGTATAGGCGTGCTTTTTGTGGCAGGGCATGGAAAGCTTCCTGCTTTGGTGACGCCTTATAGTTGTAAAGGTTTGGTGCTGCAGCAGACTCTTGGATTGATTCGCCCAAACCACGCAGGGCATCTTCTAGGTTGAAACTATCCCGTGCCACGAATTAGCCCAACCAAGTCAAGTAAACGTAGACGCACAAGAGTGTTATCGTCACTGCTAAGCCGAGTGCGAAGTTCAAAGAGGTCTCCGAGTTTGGCATAAGCCCACCACTCCCCAGCCCGTGGAGCTCCCACACCAGCACGCTGAGTGACGAGGAAACCAAAGCGACCATTTGCATTGGCTTTTTCAGTTTCGGCTTCTTGGAACCATTTTTCGATTTGCCCATAGGAAGCCTCCTTGGCAGCCTTGCCACCTTTGATTTCGAAGACGATTAGTCCGCGTAGTGGTTCGCGCAGCCAAACATCACCTTCATCATTTGTTCCTTTTAGAACGTTGCGGTGTGCTTCTAGTTCGCTGTACCCCTGAGATAGCAGGTGGTTTCTTACAGCAGTTTCGGCAGCCGTGCCGATTTGTTTCGCCTTACTCATGGTCGTCTCCTCCAGTATGCGTTAGAATTCTAACATGCCTATTAGTCCCTCTACTGAAGATGTGAATGCTTTTCACTTGAACTCCGATAAGGATTCAAGTGCTCAGGCTTTGCACCACACTTTGGGTGTTGGACCTTCTCAGGCTGCGCCGGGAAATCACACACATAACGGCAAAGATTCGGCTCGCATCAGTTTTAATGACATTGATGGTGGCGTTTGGAACATTGACGGCGGAGAACCTGGCACCGTTTACACACCTATCCCGCACTTTGATGGTGGAGGAGTAATTTAATGGCTGTTATTTTGCAGTTGCGTCGAGGCGTTGCCTCTCTTTGGACGTCAGCTAATCCTGTTCTTGCTCAGGGTGAGATGGGTGTTGAAACTGACACTATGAAGGTGAAGATTGGTAATGGTACCTCTAATTGGGTTTCGTTGCCTTATTTCACTCAGGGCACTGCTGGTAAGTCTGCGTATGAGATTGCGCTGCTGAATGGTTTCATTGGTACGGAGTCTGCTTGGCTTGTGTCTTTGAAGGGTGCTGCTGGTCCTGCTGGTCCTGCTAATACTTTGAATGTTGGAACTGTTAGTTCTGGCACTATTCCTTCGGCTTCGATTACTGGCACTGCACCTAATCAGACTTTGAACCTTGTATTGCCTAAGGGTGATACTGGTACGACTGGTCCTCAGGGTGCTACTGGTGCAACTGGTGCTACTGGCGCTAAGGGTGATACTGGTAATACTGGTGCTCAGGGTCCTGCGGGTCCTTCAAATGTTTTGTCTGTTGGTACGGTTGCAACTGGTGCTGCTGGTTCTTCTGCGTCGATTACGATTGCTGGTACTTCTCCTGCACAGGTTTTGTCTGCGACTATCCCTCAGGGTATTCAGGGTGTTCAGGGTATTCAGGGTATTCAGGGTATTCAGGGTGATACCGGTGACCAGGGTATTCAGGGTATTCAGGGTGTCAAGGGTGACACTGGTGCTACTGGTGCAACTGGCGCTACTGGTGCTAAGGGTGACCAAGGTATTCAGGGCATTCAGGGCATTCAGGGTATTCAGGGTGTTAAGGGTGATACTGGTGACCAAGGTATCCAAGGTATTCAGGGTGTCAAGGGTGACAAGGGTGATACTGGTGCAACTGGTGCAACTGGTGCTACTGGTGCTACTGGTCTTAACTGGCAGGGCACTTGGTCAAACACTGCCGATTACGTAAATGATGATGCTGTTTACTACAACAACTCTTCTTGGTTTGCTTCAGGTGACCCAACTGTTGGTGAAGTTCCTTCACTGAGCGCAACTCACTGGATGCCTTTGGCTTTGCAGGGTGCAACTGGTGCTACTGGTGCAACTGGTGCTACTGGTGCTACTGGTGCTAAGGGTGACCAAGGTATTCAGGGTATTCAAGGTGTTAAGGGTGATACTGGCGACCAGGGCATCCAGGGTATTCAAGGTGTTAAGGGTGATACTGGTGCTACTGGTGCTACTGGTGCTACTGGTCCTGGTGTAAAAACTGGTGGTACAACTAACCAGATTCTTGCTAAGGCTAGTGCTGCAGATTTTGATACCCAATGGGTTAATGCACCTAATGCACCGAATGGTATGCCAACTGGTGGCTCTACTGGGCAGTTCCTTGCCAAAGTTGATGGTGCTGATTACAACACCACTTGGACTTCTACTGCCCCTTCAGCTGGCTACACGTCAGTTATTAAGCATGAAGTAAAACTTGGTGAAGCAATTGCTAAGGGTCAAGCAGTTTATGTAAGTTCTTCTAATGGAACGAACATGATTGTTTCAAAGGCTTCAAATGCTGCTGAGGCAACCTCTTCTAAGACTATGGGTTTGCTTGAAACTGGTGGTTCAACTAACGCTTTTGTAAACGTCATTACTGAAGGTTTGCTTGCTGGGCTAGATACTGGTACTGCTACTGCTGGTGATGCTGTTTGGTTGGGCACTGCAGGCAACCTTATCTTCTGGCATTATGGTGGTTCAACTACTAAGCCTTCAGCTCCAGACCACCTTGTCTTTATTGGTATTGTGACTCGTGCACATGCAACTAATGGTGAAATCTTTATCAAGGTTCAGAATGGTTTTGAACTTGAAGAGTTGCATAACGTTGCTATTGGTAGTATCGCTAATGGTGACCTTATTAAGTATGATTCTGCTACTGGTCTGTGGAAGAATGCTGCACAGTCAACACTAACTATTGGACCTTCACAGGTTACTGGCACTGCAGTTATTACTACTGATTCACGTCTAAGTGATGCTCGTACACCTACCGCTCACACTCACGCAGAGTCTGAGATTACTGGGTTAGTTAGCGACCTTGCTGGTAAAGCGCCAACTGTGCATACGCACACTAAGTCCCAGATTACTGACTTTGCTCACACGCACCCTACGAGCGAAGTTACCGGCTTAGATACTGCACTTGGTTTGCTTGCTCCAAAAGCATCGCCTACCTTTACTGGCACTGTAACTACGCCATTGACTGCTGGCTTTGTGAAGTCAAGCGCTGGTGGAGTTCTTAGCTCATCAACGATTGCTGAATCAGATGTAACTAACCTAACTACTGACCTTGCGGCAAAAGCCCCAACTGCATCACCTACCTTTACTGGCACTGTAACTACGCCTTTGACAACTGCAGGGTTTGTAAAGACTTCTGCTGGTGGTGTGCTCTCAAGTTCCGCTGTAATTGCTCAGTCCGATGTAACTAACCTAACTACTGACCTTGCGGCAAAAGCCCCAACTGCATCACCTACCTTTACTGGCACTGTTAACGCCGCTGGAATTATTTCAAGCACTAGCATTACTGGTACAACTCCAGTTAATGGTGGCAGCTCTGGCGGTTTAGTTATCCGTGCTCCCGCATCTGGAACACAAACAAGCTCTTACTTACAGTTTGTGAACAATGCTAACAGTGCACAGTGGGGCTCAATCGAAGCAACTACCGCTAGTATAATGAACTACAGCGGAACAGCCCATAACTTTAATGCAGCAATCACATCTGCTAGCAACGTATTTGCTAACCTCGGAACGTACGACCAGTTCCGTGCTCTTTCCACCAATTATGGTGCAATGATTAGAAACGATGACTCTAACACCTATATTCTTATAACTGCTTCTGGAGACAAACTTGGTTCGTGGAATGCTTTAAGACCGTTCTACATTAACAACTCCACAGGTCTTGTTAAGATGGATAACGGTTTCCAGGGTAATAACAGAGCATACGTAACTGACCAGCCAGTGGGGTTCACTATTACTGCTGCAATGGCAGGAAGCACTCAGCGCACTACCTCTGCAACTGCTATGACAATTACTCTAACTAACGTGCTAAGCATTGGTGACCGTATTGACTTTATTCAATATGGTGCAGGACAGATTACCTTTGCTGCTTCTGGTGTTACTTTGAACTCTTCTGGTGGTAAACTAAAAACTACTGGTATTTATTCTGGCACAACTGTCCAGTGTGTTGCTTCTGGCGTTTACGTCCTGATTGGAGATATCGCAGCATGACCCCTATCCCTCTTGGCATTTTGGCGTCTGCAATTAAAAACCTTCCAGTAGTTGCTGGCGGAACTCTTTCATCAGATGCAACTTACTATTACCGTGCATTCACATCAAGTAGCAACATAATCTTATCTGGCGCTCCTTTATCTATGGATATTTTTGCTGTCGGTGGCGGTGGCGGTGGAGCTGGAAGCGCTCTCGGCGGTGGCGGTGGCGGTGGCGGTAAGTCTATTCGCTGGTCCTCCCAAGCTTCTATCCCTATTGGCACATATCCAGTAGTTGTCGGAGGAGCAGGGTCTGCTTCAACATTTAATGGGCTATCTGCTGCTGGCGGTGGCGGTGGTGGCAATCCTAATGGTGGTGCTGGAGATAATGGTGGTGGCGTAGGAAATAAGGATGGCAGCAGCGGTGCTGGCGGTGGTGGTGGCGGTGCCAATGGTGGTGGCGGTAACGGAAGTGGCGCGTATTCTGGAGGAACCCCGCTGGCTGGTGCCGGTGGTGCCGGTATTGTCCTAACCACTTACGGCATAAGCTCTACTAGCGTTCCTACTTTGGGGTCCGGCTACTTTGGTGCTGGCGGTGGCGGTGGTGCAGGAAACACTTATAGCGGAACCAGATATGCAACGGCTGGCGCAGGAGGAACAGGTGGCGGCGGTCGAGGTGCATCATCTTCAACATTTGGTACTTCGCAACAGAGCACAGGTGGGTCTAGCTGGGGTGCTGGTGGTGGCGGTGGTTGCGTTTACTACGCTGGAACCTCATATTTTGCTGCAAGCGCAGGATATCAAGGATTTATGGTAGTAAGATACCTTCGTTCAGCCGTAGGAGGATAAAGATGGCAAATTTTGCTGAAATTGATGAAAACAATGTAGTTCTTCGCGTAGTAGTGACAGATAACAATGACCCTAATGGCGATGAAGGATACCAGTGGCTACTCGATAATCTTGGTGGTCATTGGGTTAAAACTTCTTATAATGCTGCTACTAATGGATTTCGTAAACACTATGCAGATGTAGGAATGACTTATAACGAATCGCTTGATGCGTTTATTCCAATTAAACCTTTTTCTTCATGGGTTCTTGACGAAGAAATGTGCCTATGGGAAGCCCCTACTCCTTATCCACTTGATGGTTTAACCTATAGCTGGGATGAAGAGTCGCTATCTTGGCAGTTAATGGACTTTAGCGAATAATCAATAAAGCGTGTTAGGCTATTCCCTGTAAGCAAAACTTGAAGGGGTAATAGAGCATGCTTGAAGCATTGTCACAACCAGAAGCCGAAGCGTTATGTCCTACTGTAAAAAAAGCAATAGCGACTTTTGATGACAAGGACCTAAAGAAGTTTCTTGAAGCACTAAATAACCTAGAGTGGGCAGCTCGTGACCTATCGTCACAGCTGAAAACCCTAGGTTTTAATGTTTCCGAGAACCAAATCTGGAAGCATCGAGCAAATAGTTGCGCCTGTGCTTGATGACCTTACACCGACAGTATCGGTAAAGGTTCCTAAAGAATTTCGTGCAGGTGTCGAGTTTGATGGCGCAAATGGTATAGCAACTACGCCATATGCTAAAATACCAATTAGTTTTGAAGCATTACTAATTGAAGCAGGGTTAGACCCTGCCGAGTACGAAATTGTTGGCAATCCACGCTTATCTAAATGGCAGCAGCGAGACGGTGGAGATTACCTAACATCTTTCCGTTTTACTTTCACTAAAAAGGCAGGCAACGTTGTTGACCTGCCATTGTTGTATGCTCAAGCAAAGCAAAAAGTTAGCCTAAAACGACAACCTGCAGGTGACAAAGTATTTGTTATCGTTCCAGCCGACTACCAAGTGGGCAAGAATGCGTCCCGTGGTGGGACCCCTGAGTTAATTGAGCGCGTGTTTGCATCGTATGCGCGTATTGAGGCAAAGTTGAAAGCGGGCAAGTGGTCGCGTATCGTTATCGTAGACGCAGGAGACATCGTAGAATCCGTATCCAACGCAGCATCCTTGGCTCAGCTTCAATCCAACGATTTATCTCCGATGCAGCAAACGGACGTCGCAGCCTCATTAATGTGGGACTTAATCAAATTGGCTCACCGGTACGCGCCAGTAACTTATTGCACGGTGGGCAGCAACCATTGCCAGTTCCGTTACAACGGTCAAACTATCGGCAAGCCGGGCGTAGACGACTGGGGCATCGTAATCTTGCAACAGTTGCGTCGCCTATCAGTGGAGGTTGGCTTGGACGTTACTTACGTTATCCCGCAACCTCACGACGAATCAGTGGCGTTTGACCCTTTCGGGGATAACTTTCACGTGTTGGCTGTTGCTCATGGGCATCAGGCTAAACGCCCAAATAGTGTGCAGCAGTGGTTGGAGAAGCAAACTTTTGGTCATGGTCCCGTGTCCAGTTTTACCACTTTTATCAGCGGGCACTTTCACCACCTGCGTGTGGAGGAGCTTGGTCCTTCACACAATGGTGGGTCGCGTTATTGGGTTCAAGCCAGCACGAGCGATAATGGAAGCGATTGGTACCGTTTAACATCAGGCTCTGAAAGTACCACGGGCATAACCTGTTTCGAGTTGGAACGCGGCGTACACTTCCAAGGAACAGTGTATAAACTGTAAGAGCGCAACAACGTGGGATTCGTTCGAAAGAGGGGGTCCCACGTTTTCTTTATATAGACTTATACTATGTATGGTTTTGACATTGATGATACCCTTGCCCACGCAGACTTCCAGCATGCTCGCTCGAAGTTAGAGGCAATTCTTAGCGCAAAGGTTTTGTATACCCCATCAATGCCTTTTGTTGCTATTACTGCACGAGGTAGCGACCCTAAGGTTCAGAAGGCTACAAAGATTTGGTTACGTCAACACCAACCACATAACACTAGTGTGGAATTTGTTTCTGGTGGTATGAAGCAGAAGATTGATGGTAAAGCTCGTGCTATTCAGCAGCATGGCGTAACAGATTATGTTGACAATAATACTGAGCTGCTTGCAGGTTTGAAGAACCTGCTACCTAAGGTGAAGTTTTATCACTTCGATGGCACTAAGCCTGTAGCCTTTTAGTTTCTGCTTCAATAATCTCTGCAGTTGTAGCCCGTGTCATAGCATCATGCTTCGCACACTCACCAGATAACGGTAGGAATGGTTTGGTGTGCTCTGGGCGCTCGCCGTAATGTGGGTCGTTCAAAGCATGCCAAGTGTTGTGGCAGTGGTCGCAAATCCGGTGCAGGTTGCCAGGAGCGTTGTTCATGGTATTTTTATCAGGTCCATGATGACGGTCTGAAGCAGGTCGTCCAACGCATCCAACGATTGGAATAACTCCTCCGCCTGCGAGCTTAAGACCTGCCCACTCACAGACCATGCCCGCATTGATTGGGTACATTTCTTTAGCTCGCTTACGTCCAGTAGAAACTGGGTCACTGTACTCGCTGAGAGATTTAGTGCCTTGATAGCCGTCGTCGATGTACCCATTATCAATACTTTCATTACCTGTTAGATGTGTTTCATCATTTGCAACAATGACGTTACCTGCCATGTCAAACTTTACTTCGCCACCACAACAACACTCTTGCTCAGCGACCTCTAACCATACAGACTCGCACTCATTGTGAAAGCCTGCACGGCAACCAAAGCAAGGGTTATCGCTTCCAGTACTCATCTTTTTCCTCACTGTCAATGTAGCCAAGGATGTCGTTGATTGATGACTTGTTGTTGGTTGCGTCAACCTTTAGTAGTTCTACACCTGAGAACATTTTGTAACCAGCACTGGTTGATTCGGCAACACCTAGGCGACCCTTCACTTCACGACTCAAAGAGTTCTGGGTGACAGGCTTCTCGCCGTTCTCAGCACACCATTCACGGTAAGCGTTGTACAACGAAACCTTAGCCACGGTTGCAGTATCAGCAAGGATGGTCTTCTCGTCCAAGAACTTTGCAATGTGGTCTTCTTCGTGACGGTATGACTGGGTTGCCATCTTGACCGACTCAGGTTCACTGAAGCCTTGAATGGTTACACGAACAGCACCGTCAATCATCCACTGCAAAATACCTGCACCCTCTTCTTCTACAAGGATTTTAGCCAAGTTTTCTTTGCGCTTATCAGCTGGAATAGTTTTGTTAAAATCAATTTTCCGGAGTCTTCTCCAGAAGCCGTCACCACCAGACTTAACCTCTGGCAGGTGATTAACCGCCATGAAAAGTGTATGAGTTGGCTTAAAGTCAAAGAAGTTTTGCCCCATAAAGCGTGCTGATAGAGTGTCGCCACCAGTAAGCATTTTAACGCGAGATTCATTGAACTTACCATCAGGTCGTGTTTCAGAAGCAACTGCCAATCTGACACCGCGTAAGCGTGCAATGTCTGCAGGGTGGGCGTTTCCCGTTGTATCCAATAGGAAATTCTCAGGCATTGTGGCTGCATAATCGTTTAGGATTCCTGCGATGACGTCAATGATGGTCGACTTACCGTTGGCTCCAGTGCCAACAAATACTGGTAGAACATGGAAGCGTGAATCTCCGAATAAGGAAGCCCCGAAAAGCTCTTGGACATAAGCAATACGCTCAGCGTCTTCAATAGTTTCTCTGAGGAAGGTGTCCCATAAAGGTGTATGTGCTTGTCTTGGAGTGACGGATGTCTGTCGAGTATTGAGGTCGATACCCTTAATGGCAGGGCGCAGTTCACCTGTGAGCAAGTTGACGATGCCATCAGGCGTACAAATGCTGTTCGCCTCCGCATCCAAATCAATTGCAGGTATAAGAATTTCAGGTGACGTGGCGCTGATAGTAATGGCATTGTTTAGTCTCTCTTTGTTTTGTGAAGACTCAATCCAACGGTAGCCTTCTTTGCCTAACTCTAACGCCTTAGCAGGCTGCAAAGCATCAATGGCGGTCTGAATAATAGATTTGTCTTTATCGATTACGTAACGGGAACCATCCCAGAAATGCCAACCAACATCAGTAACGTGACGGTAACCGCCCTGCATCCAATAGTTTAAACGAAACGAGTTCGAAGCGTCATTGAAACCCAACACGTCAATGGACTGTTGGTAAACTTCCATAAGGTTTTCGCGACCATCATCGGTGACAGCCTCAAGTTCTAAACCCCTATCGCTACCAGAAGAAGCAGCATTGTGCTGGTGACCGCGCACTTCCTCCTTCAACTTAGCTGGGCTGAACGATTCAACACGTGCAACAGCCCAACGATTAGCCGACTCCAACTCGCCCTTATTCATCTCACGAGATGGTGCATCCTTCAAGAATGCACGGAAACGCTCATCCAAGATAGTAACCAGTTTGTGCGCTGACGACTCAGTAAGGCAACCATTACGGTGAGCAGCATTAACCTTAATTAACTGCTGAACCAACCAACCATGACGAGACTTAGGTGCACCATTAGTAGGTGCAACTGACTGGAACAAATGAGTCACCCAGTGGCAGTCCTCAGCAACATACTCCCACTCAGAAGAACCAGAAACAAGACTGAACTCTTCAGGCATCGTATGCACTGAAGTAAAACCGTGAGTGATAAGAACATCATCCAACTCAGCCAACGACAGTGGACGCCACTGCTCAGGCAAATCTACACGTACAGGTACCGGATTAGCCACATCCTTATAATTAACGCCTCCAACGGCGCGGAAAATACGTGGGAGGTCGAACACTGAGTCAAGTTGACCGCCTTGGGAAGCAGCCATATACCTAACAAACGCACCCCATCGAGCCAAAACCCCTGCAGCTTGCTCCTGCGTGTAATCTTCCTCGGGGTCAATAGCCCAATATGGTTGTAACCCATGCCCCGAATGTACAACAGCACTAGGGGCAACACCAATAAGCTCCGCCAAAAGGTCAACCAACTGTGACGCATTGCCCTCAGACTGAATACCAGTGTCTTTGTAGTCGATGTCAACCCAGACCGCTGCGAGACGTGTGATGTCATTTGCCGTGGCACGCCCAGACACGTTGGAAGGGTTAATCTCATACCAAACATTCGCCTTCATCTCAGTTAAAGCTTCAACAACAGTGTCAGCAAACGACACCTTCACCTGCTTCACACGGAAACCCTGCGTAGCAGACTGGTAACAAACTGTTACGGAGTTATCCTCAACGTAACCTAAACGTTCTAATAGTTCTTGAAAAGGCTTGGTCATAGCCATTCGTCTCATCCTTTCGAGGGTTGAAAGGAAACCTAGAGTGCACCGGGGAGTACACTCTAGGTTTCCTAGATTTTGGGGCTAGATTAGGTCTTCAGCAAGGACTGCTTTGACATCGTAAAGGTTAACCTTTACTGCTGCAGCAATCTCTGAGTCATCAAACCCATTCTGGCTAAGAGTTTTAATCTTAGTCACCTGTTCTGCACTAAGTTTAGCACTCTCTTCAACAGCACCAGAACCCAACAAAGCATCAACAGCCTTGCTAGAACCAGTACCCTCAGCAATCTTCATACCGTACAACTTAGTAGCATTGAAACGCTTGTTAGCGTTCGGCTTCTCACCGGTGAAAGTGATAGTCACAACCTGACCAACAGCAACAGGCTTACCGAACTCCTTAACCGCAGCCTTCATCGCAGTCAACTTAGCGCCAACAAGATACAACTTGCGAGTGCCATCATCTTCAGGATTGGTCGGGTCAGAGTACTCGGTGTCCAAAGTTAGAACAACCTGCAGCTGAGGCTTGCCGTCATCCCAAAACTTAGGCTCGTTAGAGTCAAAGTCGCGAACCTGAGCGGTCTCCAAAGCGGTGATAGTGCCGGTGAACGAGTCACCAATCTTCGAATCCTTGAAAGAAATCGAAGGAACCGAAACAGTTGCGAACAACGAGTTAGGGTCTGGAAGGTTTACATCAGTTACATTTACCATTTTATTTTTGCTTTCTTTGTTTTATATTTTGTGAAGTAATAACGCCGTCCGTTATTACCTTTGGATGAATGACTCAAGGTCATCCTGTTCGCTCTGCTCATACTTTTTACAGTCAAAACAGAACGAAGCCTTAGGTTGCTTTTCAATGACAGCATCCCAGCCAACAATCTCAGCTGCATCAATCATCACCTCAAGCGCAGCAAGAGCCTCCATAGCCACCTGCTCGTCATAACGCAACATAACAACCTGTGCGTCTTTCAAATCTTTATCCCTAGGAAGGAAAGTAAGACTAACATGCGTAACATCGTAACCTTTCTTTTTCCAGCCGAGACCATACAGCATAGCCTGAATACGATACTGCTGCTTAATCTTGCCCTTCTCAGCCTCAGCTAAAGCTTTAGCGCCAACAACTTTCCAATCGTTAACAACACCAGCCTTCGCATACATGTCACACGAACCACCAAGTTCCAACCCTTTATAAGAGTGAACGTGCAAACGATTCTCCAACAAATACTCGTCAGACCATTCACGCCCAGCAAAACCATCCTCCAACGCCTGATGAACAGCCGTACCCATGAACGGGTACCAACCACCACTAATGTCCTTAGGTTTCTCAGCCAGCTTGCGTGCAACACATTTACGACAATCAGAACCAACCTCAGAAATACCAATAATTTTCTGATAACTACGCTCAGTAACAAATAGCTCCTTGATACGTTTCAGCCACAACTTTGCAGCATCATGCGCCTTCTCATCCTCAACCGTGTAATCGGAAGGGTTCACATCCAAAATCTTCACAGGCATCTTATGCCACCTCATCTCTCAACAACAATCTAGCATCAGCCTCAGACATTCGCCCACGACGATTACCCCTACTCCTAAAAGCCTGACGCTCCTTAGGTGACATACCACCCCAAATACCATGCGTCTCATTATGTTTCAACGCATACTCCAAACATTGCAAACGAATCTCACACAACGTATTACACAAAGCCTTAGCATTACCAACCTGCTCCTGGTCACCATAACCCCAAGACTCAGCAATATCAAAACCAAACTTCTCAGCATAAAACAAATCAGGGGCACTAGCACAAGGAACCTGCCCACCAGCAACCTCAAACGCAAGGTCAGCTAACTTAGCAGCATCCGCACCACGCCTATCAAGCATTAGCATCAATCTCATCAGCAACAGCACGCCACAAAGTTGAAGGCTCCATATGCATACCCCGAGCAATATCATTCACCATCGCAAACGAAGGAACCTTAGAACCCTTCTCAATCTCACTAAGATAAGCCTTAGAAATAGGCACACTCCAAGCAAGGTCAATGTTCTTCATACCCTTACCAACCCGCAACTTACGAATCGTAAAACCCAACACAGCATTATCTCTCATTCTGAAAAACCTCCATCGACTTAGGAAAAGCCCGAACAGTCAACTCACGCACAGCCTTTGCATACTCTTGAATCTCAACCTGAGCATCATGCCCCAAACGCTGCTCCAAAAATGTCATAACACTTTGCAACGAAGCAGTCCAACGCCAACGAACATACATCCCATAAGCAGGTAAAAACAAACGAGCAAGCTCAGGAGCAACACCCATGCCCATAGCCTGCTGATACTTCTCCACACCTTTATCAATGTGATACATCAAATCAGCAGTCAACATTATGCCCTTCTCCATATCCAAAGGAGCACCAGAACCCTGCTTAGAGCTCTCAGGCTTACTACGCCACTCCAACGAGTCTGGAACATAAAACTCTTCCTGCTCAGTAATGTAACGGCGAGATGATTCATTCCAACCATTCTGGTCATCAACATGAGTAGAAGACACCGCATACTTCCACCACTGACGAGCAACAAAGAGTGGCGCATAAACCTCAAAAGTCAAGGCTGCATGACGGAAAGGGCTAGTGTGCCCCTCGCGGACAAGGAAGTCCAGCAGACCAGTGTCACGCTGAGAAAACTCAGTTGACTCCTTGTCATAGCTGACACGTGCAGCATTCACAACAGATAAGTCAGTGCCTAACTGGTCAACCAATCGGACATAGCCATAATCAAGAACATCTTTATTCATTTACTTCTCTCCCTTATTCAAACGGGCAAGAATGTCACGCCCAAACTCAACACCACGCGAACCATCCAACAGCTCACGAGTAACCTTATACCTCTTAGACACCTGCTCCAAAATCGCTTGGTCAATCGTATTCTGAGCAATCAGATTCCAAATCGTCACATGATGCATGTTAGAAGCACGATGCACACGGTCCTCAATCTGCTCAATACGGTCAGGGTCATAAGGTGAGTCAAGCATAATCAAGTCATCGGCAGCATCAAGATTAATGCCCACACCCATAGACCCAGAAAGCAACACCACGCGAAGACCCGCAGTCTGAAACTCACGCTGAATAGATGCGCGAGCACTGTCACTTGCCCCACCATCCAACACAGCACTTTCAATACCTCTAACATCTAACTCCGCCTTAAGCCAGTGCAAAACTTTCGAGAAGGACGAGACGATGACAACCTTCGCACTGTTATCTGCCATGTCATCCCGTTCAGTAAATCCACGCTCATCGAACCACTCCAAAAGCCAGTCAAGTTTGGCTGAGTCTCCACCAACAACAGGGACAACACCACCGTCAACCTCTTTCCACGAACATGTGGATAACTGCCTCGCGCGAAGTGCAAAGACCATCGCTTCCCCACTGTCACGCTCTTCCACTTTGGCATCATAAATCTTCCTCACACTCTCCAACTGACGTAACGCATAAGCAGCCTGCTGCTCACGCCCCAACTCAACCTCAACATCCACATACCTCTTAGGAGGCAACTGCGGCAACACCTCCTGCTTAGTGCGACGAATCATCCACTGCTTATCACGCTCCAGCCACACCTGCTCAGACTTCAAACCAGCAGGAACCTTCACAGTGCGAGTCCGAGAAACCTTCTGCTCATTCAACCAAAAGTTCTCCTCCAACCACACCCACTTAGAAGCAGGCATGTGCTCAGGATGCAAAAACATCCAAGTGCCATAACGGTTATCCAACTTGCCACGGTCAGGAGTCCCAGACACAGCCACACGAAAAGCATCCCTACCAAACTTCAACTGCAACAAACCCTTCCAAAAGTTGGTAAGTTTACGCGGGTCTTTGATAGGCAACACCATGTGCGACTCATCCACAACAACAGCATCATAAGGTGTGCCAGCAATCTCAGGCACACGCAAACCCTTAGCCGTCATGTCAAGGGCGTTATGATTAGCCAACACAATCACCGGCACATCACCAAACACCTGCTTGAACTGCTTAGACTTCTGAGAAGCCGTGCCCTTGCTAACATCCACAACACCAACGTCATAACGAGGCTTCACAAACCGTTCAATAGTGTCACGCCAAGTAGTCTGCGCGTTAACAATAGGCGTCACAATCAAAATCGTAGAAGGCTTACCAAACAGCCCAGCCAACTCCAACCCAGCCAACACCTCCAACGTCTTACCCAACCCAGGTTGGTCAGCTAGCAGAATCCGTCTCGATTCTTTTATCCTGCTCGCTGCAACCTGCTGATAAGGATACAAAACCTCATCAAACAAACTCATTTCCCAGCTGCACTCTCATAATCGTTATCACAGTGGCATGCGTTAGTAGTAGAAGCACCACACCACGAACAACCATTATCCTCAGTTGCTAGGCAAGTGCCACAGCCCTCATCAGAACAAAGAATACAAAACACATCAGACTTAGCTTTCTCAGCCTTTTCCTCACACCCATTAGTGTCACGGCAAGCCTTCACAGCCAACCCACACGTATTACAAGGAGGCAAATACTTATCATCAGTGAACACACTCTTAGAGTTCGTGTGAATCCAAACATACGCCATTAGTGCACCGTCAATCGTGACTTGTTCGAACGCTTGAACATCTCAGGATAATCAGCCACATCAAAATGCTCCTTCACATACTCAGTGTTTACAGCAGTCTCACGCCAACGAGCAATACTCGCAACCTTCGCACCATGCACAAGGAGAACATCCTTGGAACCAATAGCATCCTTGATAATCGCATCAATGGCATCCTTACGAGCCTTCAACGCCTTCAACTGGTCATCCAAATCACCACGCTCAGCCAACAACTCATTAGCCAAAACCGCGTCAGCAACCTCCACAGCCTTCTTATCATCCTTAGTAGCCTTAGGCACGCCAGTAACCAAACGCTCCTTAGCCTCAGCCACCAAAATACCATACTCTTCAATGCTTTTCATGCTTTACTCCTTTACTTGCTTTTCAATAATGTCTAACAGAACTGCTTGCGTAACAAACCTAACGTTATCCGAATCAGGTGTCAAGAACCCAACATGAAACATGTTCCTAATAGTCCTACCCTGATGAACAGTCATAACAACATCACCACGCACCCACGAACCCACATACATAGGATTCCCACCCACATACTCATTCCATCCGTGAAACTGCAACGAATCCCTAATACTCTTACTCAACACTTTCATGTGCTATCCTTTCAATACACCTTTGGTCGGGTGTAAAAAGCTCTTACCTTTCGGGAGCAGTTGGTCGCAAAACCCCTCTAGCAAATAACGGCAGAGGGGTTTTGCTTTACCCTAAACTTCCTCTACACCATCCGCATCAATAATGAACGTGCGAACATCAATCTGACCAGCTAAGGCAGTTATGTCCCTGATTCGCTTGGCTTGCTTGTTGCGCTTGCGTGTGATGTAGCGGGCAAAATCCAACTTGGCATGGTCTAGTTCGCCGTCAAGTTTCTCCCAGTCCTTATCAAGCCAGTTGGTCGTGTCAAACATACCAACCTTCTCAGTGCCCCAGTTGCCATACTCAGACACATACAAGTTCTTACCCATCACTCGCTCACATCCTCAACTGAAGACAAATCAACCTCAAGGTCAAACGCCTTATCCTTGAAACCAAAACCAACCAAATCAGTAAGGTCAACCTCAGCCAACTGAACCTGGTCCAACAACTCACGAGCCTGCTCCAAAGACTCAGCCTCAAACCAACCCTTGAACGTGTAGGTCTCCGAATACCAAAACGAATACTCTTTCATTTGCTTCTCCTTTAGGTCGGGTGTAAACATTACTTCTTCTCATTCAACGGCGGAACAGCACCAACAGGAACAACAGCCAACTCATCAGCCGACAAATTGAACCCCTGCTGGTCATTCAAAATCATGCGACAAACAAGAACAGCAGTCGGAAACCAACTAATGTCATCCCAACGGTCATTCTTCTTCACATAATCAGCACGAACAGTAAGCCACATAGGCTCCCAAACCTTCGTAACATACCCAGCATGCTTATCAATCTGCGACTCCAACCAAGAACACACATTCTCAGAAGTAAACCGCGACAACACAGTCATACCATTCGACTTCTCCAAATCATTCGCACTGGTCTCAGCAATCGGGAACTCACGGTCAAGGTCAGTCATACGATACACACCAGTCTGAACACCATTACGTTCAATCCAAGCCTGAACCACAACTTTGCGGTAATAAGACGTGCCACCAAGTTGAATAGAACCAAACGGGGCAAGGTGAGAACGCGAATCAGTCCGCCAATTTCGCAACTGATTCATGGTGAAATGTGTAGCGTCTGAAACTTCCTTCGCGGAAAGCAAGTCTCCGTAAGTAGGGTGAAAGTGGGGCATAATGTCTCCTTTGAGTAAATGAGTTGAAGTCACTGCGACATCAACTAAATGCTATTTTATGGGGTATTTTTGTTGTTTTGGAACATTTGCTAAAAAAAGTTTGAAAAAAAATCCCTTATTTTTAGCGGTTTTCACAGATTTTGTATAGATTTCTAAGTCGGTCTATATAGTGAGAAAAAAAAACCTACTCAATGATTATCTAGTAGTTTAGTAGATTTTATTTTTTACATAGGCGAAGCGACTACGGATTTTGAAAAAAGTTATCCACAGAGTTATCCACAGGCTAGAACAGTTGTGGATAACTTAGCAGTTGCCTAACCACGTTCACGGGGTCCGCGTCATCCGCGTCAAAAAGCACACGCAAGAAACGGTCCTCCCCACAAGACGGGCAAAACTCCACGTCAGACACATTCGGACTATTCCATCCGCAAGAATCACAAATCATCACGCACGTCCTAACATGACAAGCACAGTTTGAAAAGCGTCATACTCACCTTGGTGATAGTTAGCGTCATCAGTCATCGTAGACATCTCATAATCTTTATCGGCACGATTCAACTCCTCAATCAGCCAAGCACGAAAATCTTTCTCATTCATTAGTAAGCCTCCAAATCTTCAACAGGTTCAATAACCCACGGGGAATGGGATTTCGGGGTAACGCCAAAGTGACGGCGAGCATAACAAAACTCACCAGATAAAATCGCGGTCATGTCCTGTTGGCAATAAGCGCACATCATACGATTACATCCCCCCGTATACGCCAACAAGGCGGGCGTTTATCTCTAAAGGCTCATCTGACAAGACGGGCAGTTTATAAGAGGCATAGCGTAACGCCTCCTCTGGGTTACGGGCAACAACTGACACGCTGACAAGGTAATCAACGAAGCAGTAGTTTATTTCCCAGTCACCGTCTAAGTAATCTGGCAGTTCTCTGCCGTCAATGTTGATAACAGTTTCCATAATCAAATCTCCTCTAGTTCGTTAGTTAGAAAATACCCACACTCTGGGCAGTCGTGGCGATGAATGTTAGCGAGAAATACCTCAGCGCAATAAGGGCAAAAATAAGGCATTAGTAAGTCGCCTCCGAATCGTAGCCACACTCTGGGCAAACATAAGGCTCCCCGTTAGCGAGCGGCGGGTAAAGTTGCTCCTCGCAACAATCACACGCATAAACAATAGGGTTACACGCCTTACAGGTGTAGGCTCCGCAACCGTAGCTGCTCCGTGTAGCCTCTAACTCGGCAACCTGCTTATCAGTTAGCGGGGGCATTAGTTCACCCGCCTAACCGACAGCACAGCATTACGCGGGGCGAGTTCAATGGCAAGGATGTTTCTAATCGCCTGCTCCTCGCTTGTCGCGTTAGTTTGAATAGTTACCTTGCCTTTATCGTGCTTGAGAGTGACGGCATAAATGCCGATTCCAAAAGTCTCTAGAGTTGTCATTAGTCTTCGTCCTCGTCTGGCATAAAAATGCCCCATTCTGCTAGTTGGTATTCAATAGAATCCTCGTCAAACCCTGCCTCTGATAGGGCGGTAAACGCCCCCTCGAAAACGCTTTCAACGATTGCGTAAGCGTCATGCAAGGTGTCAAAATCGTCACCCGTCCAACGGCTTACTTGAATCTGCCAACCCTGTAAACGGTTGTCTACGGTCATCTGCCAGTCATGGCTAGGTGTCGAATAAATGGTCATTAGTTCACTCCCGCCTTTTCTTCTTCTGACAGTTGCGTGTAAGCGCGGGTAAACATGTCCTCGTAATACAGGAATAAGTCAATAGACATAAGGCTAAAAATAGTCGCCTTGCTGTCCGCGCCAACTTCTTGCCAACGGTCTGATTCCTCTAGAGGCAACTCGCGCCACTCGTCCAAGATGTCACTGTAATAAATAGGAACGAAACCATCCGCAAACTCGCGCAATAAGTCTTCGGGGTATTCGCTCGCCATTAGTTGGTCAAGGTTGTTCGCAACCTCGCTTAGAACATCCGCGTAATCTGATAGTGCCATTGGTCTAACCTTTCTTATTTGGTCTGTTGGTCTTTCTTGGTGCTAATAGAAACTCTATCACATAAACGACTCATCACCTAATCGTGTCAAGTTATTTATGTAACAGTTTCATAACAGCATTGAGTCGCTAGTCTCTCAGATTTCACCCCTAGCGATTCGCCTCGCAACTCTCAAAAAAAACACTTTTCATGTCAATCCCGCCTTGTCTAACAGCCCCGCTAACATCGCAAGCAACACGGGCGGGGATGACATGGCAGGCGACACAAGGCGCAAGGCAAGGCGCAATTCCAGCCGACCCCTTTCTATGCGGTTGAGCAAAAAAATCCTCATCAGCCTCGTTGTGTGGAGGCTGATGAGGATTGAGCAGTTATTAGCCATGCTCAGGGACTTGGGGGGTCTTAGGCTGGGTCAACCTCTACGTTGTCCTGATTGGCTGAGCCAACACCCTCACCGTTCAGGGTCACGTCTGGGTGCCATGCGAGGTCAATCTCCAACTCGGTGATTTCGGTGTTCTTTGGCACGGTTACCCATGCCGAGTATGTGGCAGTGAAGGTCACTTCGATTTCCTCAGTCTGCTTCAAATTGAGTTCAAGCATTTCAGCAAGTTCTTCCCAAAAGATTTCCTGAAGTTCGGTCTCTGTCCATTCATCGCGGTCAATGCTTGATTGGATGAAGCCAGCAATCTTGGCAATGCGGTCGCGGTAAGTGTTGGTTGCTTGGTTGGCAGTGCTCAGTAGTTCCTTGAGGTTCGCGTTCTCAATCGCAAATTTGTCTGCGATGACGCGCATGTTTCCTAGGCAGTCAAGGCTTCCGCAGTAGCAGTTGCCGTCTTCGTTGATGTGTTCGCTCTCAATAGGTGTGACGTCAAAAGCCTCTGCGACAACCTCTGCGACTTCGTAGCCTTCGCCTCCGATAGCGATGACGTATTCCTCAGCCTGTGAGCGAGTGGTGAAGGCTGGAATGTGGCGGATGGTGTTACCGTTCTTGGTGATTACGAACTTGGTCATTGGTCTTACCTTTCATCTGAGGGAGCCCCCTTGGCTTCCTTCACTATCAAAGGTAGCACACAATCACCTCATCACCTAATCAACTCAGCATTCTTTTGTAACAGTTCCATAACATCCCCCTAGGGGGGGTACCCCCGATTCTCAGCCGGGCACCCAGCACCAACAGCCCAGCATGTTGTGACCAAGATTCCAGCCGCCCCCTATACTTAGCTACACCTCCCCAGATTTTCATTTTTCAACACTTGTCTATCATCCCTGCTATACTGGCTGTATGGAGACTTTTATTTTGACTTTGGTGGGACTTGCAAGCTTGCTTGTTTTGACTGCTTTGATTTTGGGGATGTTTGGTGATTTTGATGGCGAGGATTAGTGACCACCCAGTGAGGCTTGCACGCATTACGGCGGGGTTGTCTCAGAATCAGTTGGCTCAGCGTGCTGGTGTGCATCGTTCGGCTTTGACGGCTATTGAGGATGGGCGTACTCGTCGTCCTTCTAAGGTTTTGTTGGGGACGTTGGCGTCTATTTTGGATGTTCCTGAATCGTATTTGGAGAGTGAGATTGAGCGTTGGTTGAGCAATCCGCAGTTGACGAACCTAACACCGGCAGCGAAGAATTTGTTGGAGGTGCCTCCGTATGTGCTGAGTCAGTATTATCCATCTTTCGCGTTGTGGCGGATGGAGTTGGCGAGGACGCCTACGGCGTTTGCGAGTATGTTGCGGATAAATCCTGCGACTGTCCGCGATTACGAGTCTGGTA